ATGAGCACCTGGGAGGACGAGCAGCCGATCGACTACGCGCTCACCAACGCCGGGTGGGCGGCGGCCAGGACCCCGGTGACCCTCACGATCAGCGAGGCGGTGGCCTACGCCGGACGGGTGAAGTCACGGATCCTCGAGCTAGCCCGAACCGGACGGGTCGAGGCCGTGCAGGTCGATGGCCGGTGGCTGATCGACGGCGCCTCGCTCGACGCGTACCTGGCGCAGCCACGGCGGCCCGGCATCCGGCGGCGGACCGCCGGCCCACGCCGGGTGTCTGCCGAACCCCTGCTCCGCCAGATCGCTCTGCGGGGCGGAGACGCCGCCTGCGGGGTCGAGCATGGGTCAGCCGCCCAGAAAGCCCTGGAGCGGGCACGCGAGGACGGCACGGTCACCGTGTGGACGGCCGACCACCTCGCGGTGCACCTGCTGGGGCTGACGCTGTGGGATCTCTGGGATGCCCCCGGCGAGACGTAGCCAGCCCGCTACCGAACGGGGGACACCGCCCCACCTGGCCACGCGCCGGGTGGGGCCCCGGGAAGCGCCGCAACGGCACCTTCACCGGCGACGACATCCGCCCCGACGCCACCGACCACTCGCGCGGCAGGGCGGCCTAGGCCGGGACGAGGACCTCTGCGTGCTTCTCGACAAGCTCCGGGTACTCCGCCGGATCGCCAGGTCGGTGTCCGCCTGCGCTCATCGCTCGAGAGGTGGCGTCATCAACGATCGCTACGGCCTCGTCGATCGTCTCGGCGTCTACCGCGATCTCGATCGTGAGTCGCATCTGACCGAGGTCTAGGGACACAGCGGCGCTGTGAACACGCCCTTCCTGCTCTTCGATGTCCAGCAGTGCCTCCATGACGCGGTCGCAGGAGTCGCGGATGTCGTCACGCGTCTCCCCGGGGAGAGCAACCATTCGCCACTTAGATTCGGTTCCGATCATCATGTCGCTTCTCCCTTCATGCAGTCCTGGCGGCGGAGCCACCGGTAGGCGTTCTTGACGTAGTTCGGGTCGCTGGGCGTGAGGTGAATCGATCTCTGGTGATCACCGCAGGGACACCTCACTGTGTAGTACCTCGGAGGATTCAGGATCTTCCATCCCGACTCGTGGAACTCACCGAGTAGAGCTTCGATCTCCTTCTTCGGGTGACGTTGCCAGTACGGCACTGGCGCCACCTCTCCCAAGAATGCCACGGACTACCCCATTCCGGGCAGCCCTTGCGAAGGTCCGATTCCATCACGGGATGTCAACCCACTCGGGCGGCCGGACTATCGACGGGGACTCGGCCGCCTCCTGATCCGCCGGGGCGTGGGGCATGATGCGCGCATGGCCGAGAATTACGATCCCGCGCAATTCATGATCGAGAACACCTTCACTGCGTTCGAGCTCGTCACGATGGTCCTGGAGGACCGCGGTGACGACCTGGAGCGCGCGTTGGCGGACCTGGACCTAACGCGGCTTCCGGGCGTTCTGCGTGCCGCCGTCGCTTTGGCGGCCCAGGAGATGACCACGGCTCGGGGCGCCGACGAGGCTCTGGCCTACGCGCGCAGCGCACGCCCGGCCTGAGTGTCGGCGGCCACGCGAGAACCCGGCCTCGATGACTGAGCCGGGCCGGGCCCCCTACGCGTTGGCGTTCGGCATCTCGGAGTCGGGCACCCTGCAGCAGTCCTCGAAGCTGCGACCGCTCTGGCAGTCGCAGGTGTGACCCTCGGCGAAGTACGCAGCCAGATGGCAGTCACGGAACGACAGCCCGCTTCCGCACCAGCAGGGGGCCTTCTGGGACGCAGGGTGGCACGTGCCGTTGACCATCTTGCCGAGTTCGTCGCCGGTGTCGTCGAAGGTATGGATCGAGGTCGTGACTGATCGGCCGCGCTCGACGAGGCAGTGCATCACCTGGCCGCCGACGAGGATCGTGAAGAAGGGGTTGAGGGTGCGCTGCTCGCGCACGGAGATCGCCAGGGCGCGCCACTCGTCGACCGACGAGGGTCTCGGCAGCACGGGCTTCACCCGCCACCGCTCCGCCAGCACCAGTCGCGACTCGAGGGACTGACGATGGGGTCTGGTCGAGTCCTTCAGCAGACGCATCTCATAGCCAGACGGCGCGAAGTCCCAGGGGCTCGGCATGACGAGAGAGCCGTGGACCCGCACGTGCTTGAAGTCCTGGTCAGAGAAGAACATGTGCGCCGTGAACTTCTTCTGCTCCGGCGAGTAGCCCATCAGGTACAGCGTGGAGGACGCCATGCGCAGGTGCTCGTCATCGGTGTGGTGACCCCACAGGGCGCGGAGGAGGGCTGGAGCCTGCTCGACGAGCTGGTCGAAGTCGTCGACGTCCTGGGACACGGTCAGGGTGCCGGTGGTGGCGTAGGTGCTGAAGGCACTGTCACCGCGCGTCATGACGACTGCGTCGAGGTGCGGGATGGTGTGGTGCTTGGTGCAGTACCCCAGCGAGCTGAGGTTGGAGGCGTACGACAGCGTGTCGGTGATCAGCTCGGCGCGGTCGCCGTAGGTGGCGAATCCGATGAGGGTCACAGTGTGGCTTCTTCCAGCTCGAGAGGGAGGGGGGCTTCACGGACCGGGCCCGCGATGGGCCCACCGGCAGCGAGCTGCGACCGCGGCCGTACGCCGGCTCCGGACACGAAGGGGGCGTTGTCGGCAGTGCCCGACTCCTGGTGCCGCACGGTGACCGTGACGGTCTTGTCGCGTAGCGCCTCGATCTTCGCCTTGAGCGCTGCGACCCTGGCCTCAGCGGCTTCGGTCTTCGCTTCGATCGCGATCGCGCGGGCCTTCGGGATGTCTAGGACGCTCTTGGCCAGGCGCCGCGCTGCGTCCTCGGAGACCCCCATGTCCATGGCGGTGTCGATGAAAGCCTCGCGGGCCTGGTGGAACTCCTGCCGGTTGTTCTTCACCGCCGCCGACTGGTTGTTCCACGCCGCGGCCAGCCCCGACAGCTGCCGGCGGTTCTCCAACGCGGCCTCCGAGGAGCCCTTGATCCCAGCCTGGTTCTTGTCAGCCTGCTCTCGAGCCGCCTTCAGCGCCTCGCGATACTGCGTCTCGGCATCGAACGCAGCCAGGGCAGCGTCACGCTGGCGTTCCATCTGGTCGACCAGGCCCTTGATCTCGTCCTTGGTGAGCCCCGCCTCGTTGCCGAGCGCGGCGGTCACGTCAGCGAGCTCACCGGTAGGCGCGGTCGCTCCGCCTGCGGCGTCCCCGGCCAAGATCAATGCGTTCGCCTCTGCGTCGAGGGCCTCGCGGTAGTCCGGGAGCAGCTTCAGGAGGTTGGCCTGCTCAGACTCGGTGAGCTGGTAGGCGCCAGCCAGCCCCTCGAGCGCGTCAGCAGCCTGATCCGGTGCCCCTGCGGCCACGATCCCGGCGAGGGCCTCGTCGAGGGCCTTGATGGAGGCCGCGGCCTCCCTGGACTCCTGCTTCGTGGACTGCAGACCAGGGATCACGTTGTCAGCCAGGCCACCGAGGCCGAGGGGGATCGAGTCGTAGAACCCGGCGATGTCCGCCATGATCCCCGGGTCGTCGAGGGCGCTGATCGCGGCGCCGAGGTCACCAAAGTCCTGGGCGAGGGCCTTCATAGCCTCGGCCTTGCCCATGTTGAGGAGGTTGTTCGTCAGGCCTTCCACGCCGGGTACCGCCCGGTCGGTGGACTCCGCGATCGCGTCTAGGGCTTCGTCGAGGGCGTAGAGCCCAACCGCGACCGTGGTAGCGATCGACAGGGCCCGCAGCTTGGAGCCGGCGGTGCCGGACTCGGTGCCGAGACCCTTGATGGCCTCGCGGGTGTCGGTGACCGCTCCGATGACCTTTGCACCGAACCACAGTCCGCCGCCGGTGATCGCGGTCAGCGCGAGCATCTTCGTCACGACCCCCTGCACGGGGTCGGGCAGGGACCCGAACGCCTGGGCCACGGTCGAGACCTTGTCCGAGACCTCGGACAGCACCGGCAGCAGAGCCGCACCGGCGTCGATCCCGGCGTCACGCACGTTGTTCCACGCCTTCTGGACATCAGCACCCGTCGTGTCCATCCGCTTCGCGAACTCGTCCGCCAGCGCACTGTTCTCCGACCACGCGTCAGCACCCAGAGCCAGAGAGTCGGTCAGCAGGTCACCCGAGGCAGCCATGCCGAGCAACGCCTGAGACACACGGACATCCGACAGGCCAAGCCCGTCGAGGGTCGTGAACACGTCCCCACCCGACGCATTTATCTCGTTCAGACCAGCCGTGAACGCCGCGAACGCCTGAGCCGGGTCCTCCCCGAAAGCCCGTACGAACTCAGAGGCGCTCATCCCAGCCACACCCGCGAACTGCTCCAGGTCCGCGCCACCCTGCTTGGTGGCCTTAGCCATGTCGGTGAAGACCCGCGAGATCGCCGACCCGCCGGCCTCCGCCTCGATGCCCATGGACGCCGCGGCGTTCGCGATCGCGAGAATGTCGGACTCCGCGAGCCCGATCTGCGCACCAGCACCGGCGATGCGCTGCGCCATGGACAGGATCTGCGCCTCGGTGGAGGCACCGTCGTTGCCGAGCGCGACGAGGGCCGACCCGAAGTTGTCCACCTCGGCCGTGCTCGTGCCCATGACGTTGGCGATCTGCGCGATGTCCGTTGCCGCCTGCTCAGCGGTCAGCAGGCCGCCAGTGGCCTCGCCGAGCTGGATCATCGTGTCGGTGAAGTCCGCGATGTCCTCACGAGCCACACCGAGCTGACCCGCGGCCTCCGCGACGCCGGCAATCTCCTCGTGAGTGGCGGGCATCGTCTTCGCCAGGTTCCGCAACTCACCCTCGAGCTGCGAAATCTGCTCGACCGTGCCATCCACGGTCTTCTCGACCCCAGCGAACTGGGACTCCCAGTCCATGGCCGCCTTCGCGGACGCACCAAGCGCCAGCGCGGCACCAGCGCCGATCATCCCGGCCTTGTTCCCGAGGTTCTCCACGGCCCGGGCCTGCGACATCGTCGCCCGCTCCATGCCCTTGGTCCCGGACACCACGGCTGCCTCTGCGGCTTTCATGCCCGCGATCAGCTGCGAGCTCTCCATGGAGAGCTTCACGACGACGGAGCGTGCTTGTGCGCTCATCTCAGATCCTCACTGCCCTGGGTCACAGGATGTTGTCGACGATCTGCTCGATCGCCTTCTCGAAGCCGGGCACCTGGCGCTCGAACGCCGGCCCCATGAACGCCTGACCGGCCGAGACACTGGTGCCGAACTCGACGTAGGGGGCGTAGTCGGCCGAAGGGCCGATCTCGGCGGTCATGGCCCCGTGGCGGCCGTCGCCGACGATGTCGGTGTCGATGCTGCTGCGCAGGTTGCCCGTGTCGACGGGCGCCAAGGCCTTGGCGTCGGCCTCGATGGCGTACGCCGTACGCCGCAGCGCGGATGCGGCCTGAGCGCCGACGCGTCCTGAGGAAGCGCGCAGGGTGACCGCGAGCTCCCGTAGCTCGGAGGTGTCGATGCTGATGCCCACGGCGCGCCTCAGTCCTTCACGGACGCCGGTGCCGGCGCGAGAGCGTCGAGGTGCTCGCGCGCCGCGGAGATCTCGTCGTCGATGGCCCGCAGTCGCTCGCGCAGTTGAGGCAGCACCACGAACTTCCCCTCACGGGGCTGCATCTGCGCCTCTTGCCGCTCGAGGTCAGCGATCCGACCGGGCAGCTCGTCGCGGGCCTGCTCGAGCCCCACGATCACGTCCTGGGCCTGCTGGACCCGCTGCTGGACCCGCTGCAGGAACGCCGGCACCGGGACCAGGGCGTCGGGCCCCATGATGCACTCGGGGTAGATCTCCGAGCCCACGCGCCACTCGACGAGGAGCGGGGCGGGATCTACGCCGGCCGCGAGCTCGCACAGGATCCGGTGCTGCCGACGCGCCAGGGTGAGCGACGCGTGGATCGGCCGGCTCTTCGGGACCTTCCACGACTTCGGCCGATCCACCGGGGCAAGGGCCCAACGCAGATCGGCCTCCGGGACGTAGACGCCCTCGTGGTCCTCGAGCTGCTTCAGCAGCCGGGCGGTCTTGGTCTCGTGCTGGCGCAGCTCGTCTTCGAGGGGCGGGATCGCCGTCGCGAACAAGGCGGCCTGCGCCTGGAGCCACGCCGTCTCCGCGGCCGCGACCCGGGGGCGGTGCGCCACCGCGGCCCGGTGCACGATCTCGACCCGGGCCGTCAACTGCGTGATCGATGTCGCGAGGGCTTCCTCCGCACTGGGGTCCTCGAGCAGGGCCTCAGCGGCCTGGGCCTGGACGCTCTCGAGCTCGGCCCGTGCAGCCGACTCCTTGGCCTCCCACTGGGCCTGGACGCGGCGGGCGTCCTGAACAGCGGCTGCAGCGGCCGTCACGGCCTCCTCGGGAGCGACGCTGTCGATCTGATCCAGGGTGATGGTGTCGGTGCTCATGGTCGGGCGCCTCCTCAGGCGTTGGTGGTGATGGCGCTCAGGCGCCGGGTCCAGATGTGCTCGTCGAGGGCAGCGAGGAACGCGTCCTGGTCGAGCAGGGCGTCAGCCCTGGCCGGCAGATCCGCCATGAGACCGGCCACCTCGAGCTCGTTGAAGACGACCTCGGTCCCGCGGGTCCTCTCGACCAGCAGCGCCGCCGCACGCAGCCCCCTGGCCCGGGCAGCAGCCTCGGCATGGAGACCACGAAGGCTGGCCTCCTGGGTGTCGCGCTCGGCCTCGAGCTCAGTGGCTCGCAGAGCAGCGGTCAGCGTGTGGATGTGGTCGTCCTTGTCGACGCGCACGAAGCCTGGGGCCGGAGCCCTGGTGACGAAGCGGAGGACGTCGCGTCGGCGGCGCCTCCAGGTCTCGCTCAGCATGTCCGCGCCGTCCGGTCAGTCGCCGGCAGGCGCCATGAAGCGGCGGGCCCGATCACGCATCGCGGACTCGTCGAGGGTGCGCGACTTCGACGACGGCTTGAAGATCACCGTCGACAGGCACGCGTCCTCGAAAGACAGGAACTTCCCCTCGCTCAGCCCCGCCGCGGCCCCGGCGGCGTCGATCGCGTTGAGGCCGACGGCACGAAAGTCTTCGACGGTCGGCTTCACGAGCGGCGGCTTGGGTGCGACAGCGCCGCCGGCCATGGTCATCGCCGCGCCGGCCTCTTGCAGGGGACGGCCCCACGGGGTCCTAGTCGTGATGCCCTGGGCCTCGTCGAGGTCCTGCTGGGTCACGACTCTGCCGAAGGGGGTCTTCTTGTCCGTCATGCCGGTCTCCTGGCCTCGATGTACAACGCCACCGACGCCTCGTCGATGACCCACGTCCTCCCCCGCCGGTGGCCGACCAGACGACCCGCCGCGACCAGGTACCGCACCTGTCTCGCCGTGATGCCGAACTGCTCGGCCACCTCACCGGTGGTGACACCGGATCCAGGAGGACGAGTCGACTCTGACCCACCCGACGTCGACGGAACTTCCGCACTTCCGTCGACGGAAGTCGGGGCCTGTCGCTCTCGCCACTGCCGCGCCGACTCGACCATCTGGGCAATCCCTGCATGGATCTCGGCTGCGTCGTCGCGCGCGTCCGGGTCGGGGCTCCGCGCGAGTTCTCGTGCGAGGTGCTCGAGCTCGATCCCGAAGTGCCTGACGATGCGCAAGCTGACGCGTGGGCCGATCACGGCCGGCAGGTAGGGCCTCGGGCGGTAGGTCACGCCGCACACCTCCGCTCGGCGGCCGTGCGACCACCCCAGACGCCCTCGCGCTCGTTAGCGGCCAGGGCGTACGACAGGCACTCGAGCCGCGCGGGACACCACGAGCACGCCGCCGCTGCCTCCGCTTGGGCATCGACCCCCTCGCTCGTCCGCGGGGTCGCCCACCACAACTCCGGCTCGCGTCGACACGCCGGCCCGCCGACCAGGACGCTGACGGCGTCCTGCAGGTCAGCCCACTCCCCCAGCGCCCGCCTCGGCACCACCCACGACGGCCAATCGCCGGTGCCTGCAAGGAACCGGCCGCCGGTGTCGGCCGCCGCGGCTACGGTGACGCTCACCTCGACCACCTGGAGCACCCATGACCAACGCGGCCTACCTGCTCGCCTCCGCGCTGCGCGAATTCGCGACGCCCTCCGCAGAAACGCCCGAAGCTCGACGGGGGTTCAGCGGCCAAGAGGACCTCGACGCCTGGCGTGAGCACAGTCGGGTCTGCGACCTCGTCAGGACCGTCGACTACACGCTGCAGGGCATGGATGCCGTCCGCATCAACGTCGACATGTTCACGGCTGCACTGCCCCGGTGGTACGCCGGCGTCAACTTCGCCACCATCCCCTGGGGCAAGGTGACTCAAGGGAACGGGACCCGCCAGGTCTGCACCGACGGAGACATCAACCTTCTCGAGGCGCTCGGCCTGATCATCAACACCACCGGCCACGTCGCACTCACCGAAGCCGACCGACGCAACCTGTCCGACGTCCTCGAACAGGCCATCGAACTGGTCGACGACGCCAGCAGCGACCTTCCGGCCGACGTCAGGCAGTACCTCCACACCTTGCTGCTGAAGGCGCGCATGGTGGTGGACAACGTCGAGAAGTACGGGCACGAGGCTGTGCGGCAGGTGGCGCTCGAGCTCGGCGGCGCGATGGCCATGCAGGCGGGTCGGGCTCAGCAGCGGGGAGACACCGAGCGAGCCGGCCGCTGGCGAGCCGCCGCGTTCCAGCTCATGATCGGCTTCCTCGGAGGTACGGCCAGCGGAGGCGGCGAGGTGTTGGCCGCTGAGGCGCTGAAGCAGCTCGGCGGCTGACCCCTCCAGCACTCCGGTCACGACGAGTCGCCCTTCACCGAGGCGCGACGACGCCGAGCACGGGCCCGCTCACGCGCAAGGTGAGCGCGGACCTGTCGCTGCAGCCGGGCGCGGTGCCGGTGCCTCGGCCACTGGTCGCCGCGGCGCAGCCCGAGAAGGCTGACGCCCTGCGTCGGGACGCCCCTCACAGGACCCACCCCGACGGGACTACAAGCCCCGTGGACGACCCATTGCCGCAGGTCAGCGGCTTGATGGTCACAGCCTGGTCACACGCCTTCAACCTCATGACGCCCTCCACCTGGCCTCGAGCCGGAAGTGCTGCAGACGGCGGAGGAAGCGAGGTCGGTCGGCGCTGTGCGTCAGCACGTTGGTCGCCTCCACGGTGATGGCCAGCGCGACCTGCAGCAGCTTCTCCCGTGGCAAGACCTCGAGCTCGGACCGGACGGCGCGGATCGCATCGGGCCCCGTCGGCGCGGTCATGGACATTTCGAGGAGGTCGTAGGCCTGCAGCACGATGGCGGCGGTCTCCTGCTCCTGCGCGGCGCCCTCGCCCATCACGCGCTCACCGACCCTGCCCGCTCTGCGGCTCGCCCAGGGCACGGAACTCCTGCGGCACCACGACGAGCGAGAGGGCCCGTTGCTCGTCGCTCAGTCCGAGCCGATCGAGCACCGCCCGAACGACGCCGGCCAGGAGGCGGCCCTGATCCTCCGCGATGGCGATCTGCTTCGAGTGGAGGTCGAGACGCTCGATGCCCTCCAAGGCCTGGCGCAGCTCGCGCATAACCCGCACCCAGGCCAGGGCGGTAGTGCCGTCGAGCTCCCCGTCGAGCCGGGCGCCCAGCACGTCCGTGGCATGGCGCAGCTTGCCGGCCAGCAGTAGGAGGGCCTCAACGGGATTGGTGACCGGCGCGGCCTCGGGATCCCAGACCACGGCCAGCAGCGCTTCGGCTTGGGCTTCGGCCCGGCGACGTGCGGCGGCTGCGCGCGCCTGCGGGGACGACCCGCCGTGCATCCGGCACACCCGCATGCCCTCCACAGCGAAGGACCGGCAGCGTGCCCCCGACCGGGTCCGAGCGGCGCACTGTCGTACGTGGCCGTCACGGACAATCGCATGGGGTCGCTCGGGCGGCCCTGACTGCATGGCCTCCTCGCTCGGTCGCTGTGTCATCTGGGGGCCTCCTCGGCCTGGTGGGTGTCGCCGCCGACGGAGGATTCGCCAGCAGGCAGGGCCATGGCCGGGCACAGGGACGACGCCGACTGAGGGCACGATGCCCGGACGGGCAGCCGCCCCTGGGGTGCAGAGGGTGCAGGTCTGGCTACCCCCATACCTGCGCATACGCGGGCGCGCGCGTATGTAGGGGGTTGGGGTTTACCTGCACCCTCTGCACCCTGAGAACCGGTCACAGTTGCATCCGTGCAGGTCAGACCCCATTTCGCTGGGGTGCAGGTACGGGGTGCAGGTACGGGCCTCGGAGCCCCGATTTTGCCCATAGCCCCCGATCGCAGTTGCTCCGGCCTGCACCCTCTGCACCCCAGCCGGGTCTCGTCGACGGCCACGCTCATCCGACCTGCACCCCAGCGCGGGGCAGTTGGACGACGCCGGTGTGAAGGACCGCCCAGCCGCTGTCGATGACCCGCACGCCCTTGAACCCGCGGGACCCCTTGATGGTCGCCGGCACGGGGCCGGCGCTCTGGAGGCGGTCGTAGAAGTCGGTCGCCCGGACCGGGCGGTGCCCGTCGCGCGCGGCCCAGCGCTTGTACGCCTCGTAGAGGTCGGCGCGTGCCACGTGTGGGAGGTCGGCCTGGACCTCGCAGCAGTCCGAGAGCCAGGTGCGGACCTGGTCGACGCGGCGCTCGAACTCCTGGTGTGCTGCCTGGCCGGACTCGGTCACCTCGAAGTTGCCGCGGCTGAGCAGCCCGGGCAGCGCGCGAAGGCCGCGGGCCGCGATGCCCTGCAGCTCGGCGGGGCTGGTCAGAGTGGTGTCGAGACGGCGGTCCTCGCGCCCCGCGAAGCTGTTGGGGAACGGCACCACGAGCCAGCGCGACAGGTAGCCGACGGTGGTGTCTGCGCTGGCCGGGATCTTGTTGGCGCTGAAGACGGGCACGGCCCAGGGCGTGAAGTCGAAGCGGTCGCGGCCCTTGTGCTCGGCCGAGATCGTGTCGCCGCCGGTGATGGCCTTGAAGGTCGCGGTGTTCTCGAGGTAACCGGCGTCGATGTCGCCCGCGATGTTGGCCAGCTTGCCGTAGAGCGAGGCGGTGGCGAAGCGGGTGTTGACCAGGTCGTGGAGGCCGACGGTGGTGACGTTGCGGCGACCCAGCAGCGCCAGGAGCGCTCGCAGGAAGGTGCCCTTGCCGTTGCGGCCAGTGCCCGTGAGCATGACCGCCTTATGCAGCGGGTTGCCGGAGTACATGAGGTATCCGACGAGCTCCCACACCGTGCTGACGACGTCAGGCGGGACGATCTGCTCGACGAAGGCCTCGAAGGCAGGACACTGCGCGTCGGCGTCGTAGGCGATGGGCAACTGCACCGTGGTCGGCACGTCCGGCGTGTGGGCGAAGAGTTGCCCCGAGCGCCAGTCGAGCAGCCCGTTGGCGAAGTTGACGAACTCCGGGACCGGGTCGCATGCGATGGCGTCGACACGGGCGCGCACGATGGCCTCGGCAGTGCTCGCGTGCCCGGTGCGGAAGCGCTCGCCGAGCAGCACGGTGGAGCGGTTGCGCACGGCGTGCTTGTCCGCCACCCAGACGCCCTGGGCGTAGGACCACATGAGGTCGTCGCGCCCGATCCGCAGCGGCCCGCCGCCGATGACGTCGGTAGCGAGGGTCGCCGCCTGGAGCGCGCCCTTGGCGCTGAAGTACTCCCCGGTCGGCGGGGCGACGTAGAGCTGGTCGAGGGACGTGCCACCGGATGGCGGCGACAGACCGAGCGCGGCCCACCCGTCGGCCTCGCGGCGGCTCGCGGCGTGCTCGTCGATCGGGTCGCCGTACCCCTGAGCCCCGAGCGCACGGGCGGCGGCCCTGAGGTCGCCACCGTGCTCGAGCAGCGCGTAGGCGCCGAACTTGTCGTAGGCCTTCTCGGTCTCGAAGATCGTCGAGCTCGAGAAGACGTAGAGGTTGTCCGCGTCGTTGCGCCCCGTGGTCGCTGACGCTCCGTCACGCCGATCCTTGCCAGGCCGTGTCCATTCCCACCCTCCGTCGGGGAAGGCGGAGCCCCGCTGCCACCCGTGAGGCTCCAGCAGTTCCTCCCACGTCGTGCGGGCGTTGAAGTCGTCGCCCGGTCTGCCCCCGACCACGCCAGCCGGTGCGCGCGGCTGAGCGGCGACGGGCGCGGGCATCTGGTCGAGCGACGCCGCGACAGCGTGGATGGCGTCGCGCTCCTGAGCCGTGACCGTGGGGATCGAGCCTGGGGTGCCGGCCAGGACCGCCCACGGCTGTCCAGTGGGGTGGGTGCGCCCGTACGACGGTGCGACGACGGTGAACCCGCCCTGGCCGCGCGTCTCGATGAGCACAGCGACGGTGCCGGGGACCTCCCCCGGCCGGCGCGCCAGCTTCGCGTTGCCAGCCACTGGGCCATCGGCGACGCGGTAGAGCCAGTGGAGCCCTCCGGAGGGAGACTGCTCGAGATAGCCAGCCGTGATGCGGCGCCACACGAGCGCAAGGCCCGCGGCGTCCATGGCGTCGCTGAGCGCCTGGAGCAGCGGCACGGCGCGCCCTTCGAGCTCGAGCATCTCCAGGCCACCGGAGATCGAGCCCGTCACGACGCCGAGACCGTCGTACGACGGACCGGAGAACCAGGTGCTGAGCTGCTCAGGGTCGGGGCGCTGTGCTTGGAACTGCTTCCAGCCGATCGCTGGCCGCTTGGTTCCGTCGACGGCAGCCGGGATGACGCAGCAGCCGGCGGCGTGGAAGGCCAGCGCGGTCTCGAGCAGGCTCACCACGTGCGCACTCGCTCGAGGTGGGTGAGCACCAGGTCGAGGTGGCGGTGGGCGTCGGGGCCGCAGGCGAAGCAGCGTTCCCCGGGGAAGATCAGGCACGCCGTGCGCTCGAGGTGGTCGGTGCGCGTCATGGCCGGCGTCGGCAAGGGCCCCTCCTGGAGGGCGGCGTAGTAGGCCGCGACGTGCGGTGGGAGCGCCTGCTCGGCGCGGAACCATCGACGCGAGCGCGGGTCGAGGTAGGTGTGCGCGAAGACGGGCACGTCGCCGCCGGCGCCGTTCTCGCGCCAGGTGACGCACTCGTCGGCCTCATCGTTGTGGTGTGAGCAGAGCCCGCAGACTCCGCAGACCTTGCCGCTCTCGGAGCAGGCCCCGCAGGTGCGGCAGTGCAGGCAGTTGGCGAGCTCGCAGGCCAGCGGCGGGTTGGCGGCGATGAAGGCCTGCGTCGAGGCGTCACGCAGCTGGACGCAGGTCTGGCACGGGTCGATCCAGGGGAGCTGCTCGGCGAGGTCCCTGCAGAACGGGCACCCGTGGACGTCGCAGTCCCCTGACACCGGGTGAGGGCAGGCGGTGCGCGCGGCCGGCTCGACGAGGCGAGGCGTGGTGGTCACGACGACTTCGCCGCCTCTTCGGCCGTGGCGCAGGTGGGGCAGAGGAAGGAGACGTGCACCGCGCGACCGCCCACGTTGAGGGTGTAGCGCTCGAGCGCGCCGGAGCGTCCGTGGCAGTGGTCGCAGTCGATCGGGCGCGGAGCTGTCGTGAGGCACCCGGCGCACAGGTAGGCGGTGGGGATGCTGGCCATCCAGAAGTAGGACTCCTGACCTTTCACCTCGATGTGAGGGCAGGCAGTGAGGTCGTTGGCCTCGATCCGAGCACGGTGCTGCAGGAGCATCTGCCCGCCGGCGCAGTCATTGCCCGTAGGGCTCAGCGTCTTCAGCGGCTTGCGGTCCTGTTGGTCGAGCATTACGCGGAACCGCGCGACCAGAGCTTCGGTGGCGATGCCTCGCGCGTCGTGCTCGCTGCTCGCTGCCGTTGGGTGGCCTGGGATCTGGCCGGTCACCGCGTGACCTCGGGTGATGCGTTGATGGTCGACCTTGCTTCATCCATCATGGGATGTGGATCTCCTTCGTGGTGAGGGCTTCGATCTGTCCGTGGGCGTCTCTGGCGAGAGGCGCCCACGCTGGTTTCCGCGGCCGGGTCCAAGGTCGAGGGCAGATCGACCCGGCCGCGAAGTGTTAGGGACCGCCGACACCCGGCAGGGGGTGCACCGAGGCCCACGCCTCCGGTGCGCTCGTGGGCGCCGTGGGCTCGATGCCGAGCACGGCCAGCAGCGCAGCGGTGGGGATCCGCTTGAAGCGACCGACGTCGAGACAGGGGAGCTGGCCAGCCGCAAGCGCGGCCCGGATCGTCTTCTCTCCCTCGCCGGTGATCGCGCAGAGTTCAGCGACGGTCAGCCACGGCTTGTCGCGCGGGTCGGGGATGCGAAGCGGTTCGTTGGTCATGAGCGCGGCCACGCGGGGAAGAGCTCGTCGGCCGGCACGCCAAGAAGACGCTCTGCTGCCTCGCGAACGCGGGGGGTCGCCCGGCTTCTCCCGTGGGCGCAGGCACTGACGAAGGTCGGCGAGCACCTGGCTTCTCGCGCGATGTCGCTCAGCGTCACGGAGGGGCGGCTGGTCAGGCGGAGGATCAAAGAACGATCGTCGTCGACCTGGCGCTTGACCCGGGCCCTCGTTGGTGTCATGGTTCCTCCGTGTAACTGTTGCTCTTGAACTATCTAGTACACGATCTCACTCGGCTAACCCCGCGTCTACAGGGAAACCCCATGACTTTTGATTTCACGGCACCGCAGCTCACGATCGTGCTGCCCGATCTGCAGCTCCGGGGCACGCAGGGCACGGTCGAGGGCGTGCTCCCGATCCTGTTGCGGGTGGACTGGGGTTCGGCAGAGAGCCTCTACGCCTTCTCACGTGACGCGAACACGGTCGGCGCGGTGCTCGAGCCGGCGATCAGAGCCCAGTTGAAGGCAGACGCGGGATTCCAGACGGACGAGGAGGCCTTCGCGCAAGCCCAGCAGATTTACCCCCTAGGCATGCCCGAGTCACCCTTCGCTGGGCCGGCGTCGGAGCGCTGGCAACGGGGCCGAGCAACGAGGGTCGACATCGAGGACCTCGCCCGTCGGCTCGATGAGAGCGGGCTGGCGGGGTCGCTCGATAGCGCTACGGAACAGCTGCGCGCTCGGATCGAGCAGCTCGTCGATACGCATGCCAAACAGAAGGACACGCAGAGCACCGCTATCCGGCTCGACGGTGTCGATTTCCAGCACCGCTGGGACGACAAACAGCGTCTGAGACTCGCGGTCCACACCTTCAGCAACCCGTTCAGCCGCGCCGACATGGAGGCGGTGTCGGCCTACACCCAAGGGCGCCCGGGCCTCGTCCGGTGCGACGTCTGCGAGCGCCTCTTCGTCCCCGTGCGGGCGGGCCGGCCATCGCGCCGCTGCCCCGGCTTCGACTGCGCGGACCTCGCCCGGGAGTCCTACCAGCAGAGGCCCGATCGGCGCGAGTATCGCCGCCTGGCCATGCGCCTGTCACGGGCCAAGGCCACCGGCAAGCAGCACCTCATCGAGGCGGCCCAGGCCGAGCTCGACCGCTTCAAGGAGAAGGAGACACCGTGAGCACCACCGGACGACGCGGCAGCGTCAAGCAGTCAGCGAACGGCAGCTGGTTCTTCATCATTGACGTCCCCAGCCGCGACCTCGACGCCAACGGCAAGGTGAAGCGGAAGCAGACCCGCCGGCGCGGCTTCAAGACCAGGCGCGAGGCCCAGGCCGAGCTGACCCGCACCCTCGGCACGCTCGGCACGCTGACGTACGTCGCCCCGCAGAACCAAACCCTGGCCGAGTTCCTCACCACGACCTGGCTGCCGGCCATCGAGCACACCATCAAGCCTCTGACCTTCCAGGCGTACCGGCGAATGCTGCGTCGCCACATCATCGAGCGCGCGATCGGAGGGATGAAGCTGCAGCAGGTGGACGGTCCGGCGTTGAACATCCACTACGCACTCCTCCTGGCCGGTGACGGCACGTACGAGGCCCTCGGCGCGACGACCGTGAGGAACATCGCCACCATCTTGCACCGCGCCTTCCGCGACGCCATGCGCTGGCAGGCCGTCTCCCGCAACCCGGTCGAGGCATCGGACCCGCCCAGGCCCAGCGTCTCGCCCGAGATGAACACCTGGACCGCGGGCCAGCTCCACACCTTCCTCGAGGTCGCCCGCGACCACCGCCACGCCGCAGCGTGGTGGATCCTCGGCACCACCGGCATGCGCCGCGGCGAGGCCCTCGGGCTGCGATGGTCCGACATCGACCTCGAGAAGCAGCAGGTCAAGGTCCAGCGCGCTCTCCTCACCGGCGAGGGCGGCAAGATGTGGTCCTCTCCCAAGACGAAGGCCGGCAAGCGCGTCGTCTCCATCGACACCGAGACCGTGGCGCTCCTCCGCAGCCACAAGGCACGCCAGAACGAGGAGAAGCTGGCCCTGGGCGCCGGCTACGTGGACGACGACCTGGTGACGGCCCAGGAGGACGGGCAGTCCGTCAGTCCGACTCGCATCACCGAGCAGTTCGGCCGAATCTTCCGCCGAGCAGGACTTCCCCACATCCGTCTGCACGACCTCCGCCACACCTACGCCACGCTGGCGCTCGAAGCGGGCATCAACCCGAAGGTGGTCCAGGAGGCGCTCGGCCACAGCCACGTGTCGGTCACGCTTGGGATCTACAGCCACGTGGACCAGAAGATGCAGGCCAGCGCGGCCGCCCTGCTGGCGGCGATGCGCAAGGCCGCTTCGGAGGTCGCAACGTGA